CAGCATAATCTTCTTTTAATAAATCTTTTAATTTTATCATTATAAACTCACATTCATTCCGGTATACTTTTTAAACATTGTACCTAACATATCTGCATATACACCTTTGACTTTCTTTTTAACTTTAATTCCCTTTACACTAACGAAACCAAATTCCATATCATATGTATCCATAGCGTTATGTCCTATTCTTACAAAGTTGATACCTTTTGAGTTTCTACCTATCTTAAATGACATATATTTGTCTGAAAAAGCAAATCCTTTAGCACCTGTCATAGCAATAAATCTATTACCACCAATTTGTTTTAAAATGATAGCTGCTTTCTTTCTATCCATCTTTTTCTCTGTAAGTTTTCCTTCTTTCATCGCTGTTTTAATTTTTTGAATATCAGCCATAAGTTGTTGTGGTGTCATACCAGCAGCGTCAATTACTTTATACAATATAGAAGCTCTTTTCATTCTATTTAAATTTGCACCTTTCATAGATTGAACAAATTTATCTAAGAATCTATTTACTTGTGATGGTAATTTGATTTTACCAAAATCTACTTCTGTAATTTTTCCTTCTTTCTTCAATCTACTCTTTTCAGCTCTTCCTCTATTAACTGACTCTTTTTCAAATCCCACAATTTTTCCTCCCTTATGTGATGCATCTTTTCCATCACCATTACCATAAGTACCTTTTTGACGATTGTATTTGTTTAATTCTGCTCTATATTTTTTAGATTTATCAGATGATTGGAATTTCTTGTATTCGGCTTTGTAATCTCTTTTAGCGGCTTCATCTAATCCAGCCAATTCTTCACGAACCATTTTCTTAATCAATTCTCTAACTTTCATTTCTCGTTTCACCTTTTCTGGTTTTCCCTTATGTTTCGTTGAAGCATATTTATCAACATCTTTTTTACTCATTTGTTTAGCAATTTTACCTGCCTCACCTTTTTTAGGTTTATCACCTTTTTGCATTGACTTTACAACACCAAAAAATCTTTGTTGAGCTTTTGATGATGCAGGCATTAGAGTAATTTACTTAAAATTTTGTCGTATGATTTTTTAAAAGTAACTATATTTTTTTTGTAAGCATCAAGTAAATTTGAAGCTTCTTTATCTAAACCTTTTTTTCTTAATTTATCATAAAAATCTAATATAGATTTACCATGTAATTTATATGATTTATCAATATTTTTTATATCTTTTTTATATTCAAAAGCAGGGCCTTCTTGTAATTGTTTTTCGTGTTCTGTTAATCCTGTATCATAAGCACCACTCCATCTTTTAGGTGCATTCTTAAAAGTTCTATCATTCCACTCATTTAAATCTTTTTTGATACCTTCAAGGACTCTGTTCTTTTTAGGTTTGGATTCTTTCTTAGTAACTTTCTTTGTATCACCATATCCCATTAATTTTTTATAATCCATTCTATTCTCCTCTGAATATATCGTTGATTATATCTTCTATTTTACAATCATGACAACAAGTACCATTTCGTGTTCCAACACCTTCATTTAATTTTCCTTCATTTGTTGGTGATAAGAAAGCTCCATGTGTAGATGGATTTGATACGAAGTCAAAAGCAATAAGTTCAAAATCTGGTTGAACCTCTACTGAATCATCTTCATTCATTTCTTTTACTGAACCTAATCCTCTTGATGATATACCAAGTTTAATACCTGATTTAAATAATTCTTTTAATATGTTTCCAGCTGGTGTTCCAAGAACTTCAACAGTTCCCTCTAAATCATCTCCATCCCAATGCATTTCAAGTATGTTGTGAGAAACATTGTTTAGATTAACCACAGACGAGTCAGGATGGTCTAATTCACCAAGAGCTCTTCTTTCCTTAATCTGTACCTCTGCATACTTCTTAGCTTCTCTTACCAAAGTTTCTCTTGGATAGACTCTACCATTTTGATTTTTAGCTTCTGCTCTTTGTAACACACCTTTAACAACCAATCTACCATCATTGTTTTTTATCGATTCATTGATTTGTTGTGGTGTTATTTCAAATGGAATATAATCTACAATTACCTCTTTCATTAGAATCCTCCTGTAGCTAATCCACTTTTGTATATAAATTTTATCTTTGCTACATCAGCAGCACTTCCACTAATAGCTATTGGACTGAGATTATATTGTCCTGCTGGCATTGTATTAAACACATCATATCCTGCAGAACCTGAGTATATCGTATCATTAGGTCCTTCAGCTGCGGCAGATGCAGAAAAAGATGTTTTATCAAAGAAAAGTCCAAGTCCCGCAGTAACAGCAGCACTAACTACAATAAAATTTGGACTTTTATATGAGCCTGAAAAAGCTGTGGGTGAAAGAAGTGAATCACTTCTATTTGACCCTTGTATGTTTGGTACTTGTTTTGTGTTATCATTAGGGTCTTGTTTATATAATGGCATTTATTATCTCCTATTTCCAAGCTGTTCGTTTAAGCCATATATCTCTTAATATATCACCAACGACATTTCTTATTAATTTTGTTATTACTTCTAAATCTTTTTTATCGATACCTTCACTTACAAACTTATATCCAGTTTGTTTTTCTAAATTTTTTTTCTTTTTCTTTTTCATCTTACCAAAAGCTTTTGGTGTGGAATATCCAGCTACATTACCTGTAGCAGTCATTTCCTCTAAACTTTCTTCGTCTAAAAGTTCAAGTGTTAGTTTTTTAACTAACTCTTTAAATAACTTTCTGTTTTTTATTTCCACTTTTTTTGATTTCCTTTACAAGTTCTAAGTATCTCATTGTTTGAATAACATATTCATCTTTAACAACATCTGTTTTATCATCAATACCACAGAATTTGTTAATAGATTTTATAGCTTCACTCATTTTGATTTTTACAACTTTATCTTGTAAATTTTTTGAGTGTGTCGTTAAGTCTTTTTTTAATCCTTTTACAATTGTTTTCAAAGTGTCTTTTAATGAATTAGTATTAGATACATTGTTAATATATTCTCTAAGTAATTTCTTTTGAGCTCCACTTAATTTTGTATATTTTTGATTAAACTTTTCTAAAAGAGTTTTATATGTAAGGATTCTCAAATCTTCATCATCAGGTAAAGTGGTAACAGTTTCTGATAACTTAATAGATTTGTCATTAGTTGTTACATGTTCCACAATATTAAAATGTGATTCAGTTTTTTGGTCAGGTGATAAGGATTTGTCATATTCGAATAATGTAAAGATAGATGCGTAAGTTTTATAGTGTGGAACTTTTGAGGACATAAACTTTTGAAGATTATAATTAGATTGAATCTCTTTTATAAGATTATATCTTTCTCTTCGTAATGTAGAATTGTTTAAATCACCTCTAGCTTTCATAACCTCATTAATAAAGTAATCAGCCTTACTATCAGACTTGAACTTTTTCGTGATTAAAACATTGTATAAGGCCAGTTCCTTACCCAATTCTGTGTTTTCGTTAAACTTTTCTTTAACGATTTTTACCGCCTGTCCATTGTCTTTATTTAGCACATCAGATGTAATCTGTCTAAGTAAAAATTCAAACAATAATCCAGTGTTACGGATTTTATTATGCTTAACTTTACGCATTGTCGAGTCTCCATTCGTTTTGGATACTATTTATGTAATTATTCATATATAAATATAAACTTTTTACTAAATATAGTAAATTATTCTTCTTCATCTAAAATTATTTCTTCATTTAACATTGATTTATCTAAATCTTTTCCAAACTTGTCTTTAAGTGAATTTAGTAAACCTTCTCGTGCAACTATTGTTCCACCCTTTGATGTAGCTAATGGTGAACCACCTTTAAACTCTCGTTTACCATATCGTTCTCTTTCATACTTCGTTGCATCTTTTATGTCTTTGGCTGAGTATTCATTACCAAATTCTTTTTTACCAGTTCCACTTCGTCTATCTCCACCGTGTTCACCTCGTCTAGCCATTTCCAAATCCTCCTCATCGGAGTCTGGAGTACCACCTTCAGCTGGATCTGTTCCCTCAGTTTCAATCTGTTCCATTCTAAATTGTTGTTTTCTATCTTCAATAATACCATTAAATATTTCAGATTTATCTTCATCATTTAAATCAAATATATTATCATATATCCATTGTCTTGACATCATTTTATTTTCCATTAAAGTATTTGCAATCTCTGTTTGTTGAGTCAATAATTCTAATTTCTCTTGTTGATGTATCATTGATGGATTAGTTAATTCTAATTCAAAATTAATTAATTCAGCATCATCAAATCCTTGTGTGTATAAGTGAACAATTGCAATTTTTTCTAATTCAGCTACAATTGTTTTTTGCAGTCTTTCAATTGTTCTTGCAAATCTTACATCTTCTGCTGCTAATGTTGCTTTACTACCTACATTCTCATCATATCCAAGAAATGCCTTTGGTATTTTTAACGCTGCCATCATTTTGTTTCTTAAATACTCAACATCATCAATAGCACCTTCATTTGATAAAGCTGGTAAAGTATCAATATTCGTTCCACTATCTCCACCACGAACAGGTAGGAAATAATCTTCTGTAATTGATTCCATATTGTATTTTAAATTATATTCACCATTTGCATTCATCACTGGTGTCTTTTTCATTTTACCAATGATTTGTTGCATAAAGTTATCTACTTCATTTGGAGGTATGTTACCAATATCAACTTTAAATACTCTTTTCTCTGGTGCTCTCATCATTCTATGAATCAACATAGCGTCTTCCATAAGAGTCAATTGTTTAAATACTCTTCTCGCACCCTCTAACATTGATTTACCATATGGTAGGTAATTTGTATCTGCTAGATTTCTGAAGTGAGCCACTTCATAATTTTCGTGAACATCATCTGGTTTAGAACTTTTTCGCGTTTCTGTATATTGTTGTATTTCAAACTGAACTAATTTAGGATTTGATGGGTCGTGTCCTTCTAATCTATTTACTTCATATACTGAAAGAGGTTTTACATTAACAACTCCGTGTTTATCCAATATATCCAAATGTAAATAAAAGTCCCCATATTTAGTCATATTACGAATATAAGACCATAAATTAAACTCAATGTTCATTATGTCATAAAATAAGTTATGTAATATTTTTGCAACTTTTGGATTTTCTGTTTTAATCTTTAAAATTCTGTTTTCAATATTATCAACCGTAGATTCATCAGAATAGATGTCTAAAGCTGATGATATGATTGGATCTGCGTCCATTAATTCATAATCTCTGAATAGTTCTTTACGAGCTATATCATATGCATTTGCATTTTGTTTAGCTGCGTATGATGAACCACCATATCCACTTGAATTAATTCTATTATATCTATCAATAAAATTAGATGTTAATGCAGTTTGAGAAAACTCGACATCTTTGACTTTTACTTGTCCTGAATTTGTTTTTCTAACTACGATTTGATTTTGGAATAATTTTCCTAATCTCGTTAATATATTTTCGTCTGCCATTTTTTACCTCTTATTTAATTAACCAAGTTAAATCTTCTTTTTCACCTGTTCCAATATCCATTTCATATGGATTTTTTGATGGTTGTCCAGTAGAACCTACTCCAAAACCTGCTGCGTGTTCCGAATTGTTTCCATTTGACTTTAACATTGAGTTCATTGTTGCCCATTGTTGGTCATTTTTGTCTTTCTGTAGTCTAAGAGCTGTATCTCTAACCCAAAGTGCTATTGAATAAGACATAACTAAGTCGTCATTGTAACCTTGCATTGCTTCTGCTTTTGATTGTGAAATTCCAGTCTTGTATATAAATACAAATAATTCATCAATTAATCGATTTGAGTGAATTTTCACTAATTTTTCTCTCGTATATTCTTCCATTTTAGCTATTGCTAATGGACGAGTCTTTGCTGTTGTTGAAAATCCAGGCACCATATTTCTATCTTGTGCTCTGTACTTGTTTGTAATATTATGTTCCGTATCAACAACTTGTAAATCTTTTGATTGATAGAATAGATTTTTATATCCTCTATCAATAATAGTTTGTATTGTAGCCCAACCAATGTTATTGTTTTCAACTACTAATAGTGCATCATTGTATTTTGTAGCAACCTCTATTAAGAAGTTTCCATAATCCGTTGTAGAAAGTTGTCCTTTGTATTCTGCACATTGTTCCATATCTTCAACTTCAAATACTTGACAAGCTGAATAATCACTACCATCACCACGAGCCACGTCAGCAACCACTATATATTCTTTTGTATAATCAGGTTGTCTCCATACCCACATACCTCTGTCTATTCCTACTTCTTCAACAGGTGATTCTATCATTTCTTCCTTATACCATTGTAGAATTGCAGGGTCGACTACACTTCGTCCACTTGATAGAAAGTCCGTATCACACTCTTGAGCTGCTTGTGACGGCCCTAAAATCTTATCTTGTTCATCTCTCCAAACTTGGTCTCTATCAGGATGGTCTGTCCAATGTAATCTAATGGTATTAAAATTATTCGTACCTTCCTCAGCACCCAACCATTGTTTATGAAACCAATTACCCACACCATTAGGTGTTGATAAAGCAATACATCCACCACCAGTAGATAGTGTTTGTTGTGCAGCTGTCCATATGGTATCAATTCTATCAATAAACGCCGCCTCATCAATAATCAATAGTGATAGTGCTTCTGAACGACCTGCTGATTCATTTGAAGCGATTGCTTTAATTTGTGAACCATTTGTGAATCTAATTGATAATTTATTCACTTCTTCTGTATTGGTTTTTAACCATTGAGGTAATCCATCATACATAACTCTTACCTTTGTAACAAGGTTTTTAGCCGTATCTTTACCTGTAGCAATTACCAAGATGTTTTTATCATTGTGGAATAACATTAACCATAAAGCATATCCAGCTGATAAGGTTGAAATACCTAATTGTCTCGCTTTTAAAATTATATTGTAACGATTGTCTTTAAATTCTGTTAAACACTTTTCTTGAAATGGATATAAATCAAACTTTACTTTACCCTTTGTAGGATGTTGAATAGTACAATACTTTCTCATAAAGTGAACAGGGTTTTGTGCACTCTTTAAATATTCCCTTTGTATGGCTTGTTTTAAATCACTCATTTAATCTGTCCTGCTAAATAAACTGACCCACTTGTTATTATCATTCCACCAAAGAACCAAAGATATTTATTATCATACCATTTTGGTTTAACTAAATCAATCATTTCTTCTTTCCATTGTAATTGATTTTTATAATCATTTATTAACGATACATTTAAACTATTGTTTTTTATATAATCTTGAATTTGAAGATTTAAATTACCTTCTATTTCTTTATATTTTTCTATATCGAATTGAAGTTCTTTAATATTATTTGTTATATTCAAAACTTCTTCTTCTGAAAAACAAGTTCCTTTACAAGGTTCTTGTGTAAATGAAATAGATAATAATATCAATAATAATAATTTATACATTAATACCCACCACCTGTTGTAGTTGTACCACCAGTATTTCCACCTGGGTTAATACTACCACCTGTACTTGGTTCAAAACCATCTAAACCTAAGTCATCACCAAATCCTCTTGTTTGTCTTTGTTGTGACACTCTTCTAGCATTACGCACATTATTTGCTTCACTTCTATTAGTCACTACATTTAAAGATGCTTCAGCACCTGTCATACTGTGTTGAGTCATAAAAAATGTATTACCTAATTGAGGCATTGTGTGATGATGTAGTGGTGTATTTACAGGAACTCTATTTCCATTACTTTGATAAAAATAATTCTGTTGTCCAAATACTGAAGAGTCTCCAGCTAAAAATGTAGTTACAACATCTTTTGGAGTATTTGGTAAAGATTTAGAAGGTGTTCTACCACTAGCTAATGTTAAAACTTCTGAATGATGTCCCTCATATGCACCACTTTTTGTTGAATAAATATTATTACCAAATCTCATTACTAAACCAGTGTATGATTCACCTGAAGATTTTATAACATATTGTCCATTATGTCCTGGTTTATGTGCCATTATTTTTTCTCCTTACTAAAGTTTTTTAAAAAATCTTTTGCTTCTTTTTTTGTAACTTTATTTTTCTTATATTTTTTTTTTTTATTATCTTTTAAAGCTTTTTTTCTATTTTCAAGACTTTTCTTAACTGCTTTTTGAGATTTTTTAGTAGCCTTAATAGATTTATCGGTATCTTTAATTTTGTTTTTTAAACCACCGAGTTTCTCTTGCTTTCTTCCAGCAGATTTACCACTCAAGAAAGCAAAGAGAATGCCTCCACATAACACAAAAAATCCTATTACATATTTTTTGATTTTATTAAACATATTACTTACCAAAAGGTAATTTATCCCATACAGGTTTAATCACTGCATCGAATATAATATCGTCTTTTTTACTTGGAGATAATTTTACGATTTTTTCTAATGTGTAAAATCCTAACATTATCCATTCCCAATTAGCTAATACCCATTCTGTCATTGTATTTCTCCTACGCTTTGTTTTTGTTTATTGTCATTTCTACATTTGAATTAGCAAGTGCATTTGCAACTGTCATATCAAATGGGTTTTTTTGTTTTTCTTTTTCCATCTCATCAATCCATTGTTCCATATCTTTTTCAATGGCTTTCATATTTTTTAAATCTTTTAATCTTCTATAAGCAAACCATCTTATTGATTTTCCTGTTCTTAATTCTGCTTCAAAATCTATCTGACAATAATAACATCTACCATCAGCTTTGTGAACATCTTTGTCCCATTTTTTAACTATAAGTTTTTTACAACAAGAACAATTATTATCCCAAGAATGATGTGTTACATCGGAGGTAGCCAATCTACCTTTTACTTTATATCCATCTCGTTGTTCCCAGGGAGTTCCATCGGAATCAACCCATTTATCACCAACTTGTCTTATCTGTTCTACTTCTTGGTCACCAACACCAACTTGTATTTTACTCTTATAGTTTCCATCCAACATATCTTGGACTTTTGCTAAATTTTTACTCATTTTTACCTCTTTATTCTTGTATATATAAATATCTAAAAATAAATTAAACCTGTGATTTGATTGATTGGAGCAAATGCACCTGTAAATTTATAAGTTTTACCTTTATACTTAAACACAATTCCTTCACTTGGAACAATAGCATCTACACCACCAATTGCATTCAATTTATCTAATTGTAATTTCAATGTATTTAATTTTTTCTTATCACCACTAGCTTTTACATTCTCTATTGATGTATTTAATTTCTTTCTAATACTTTGAACTGATTTCTTTGGATTAGCAGCCATAAATCCTTTTACATTCTTTAATA